TAGAAGATAACTTGTACGACTCATTGTCTGCTCGTTATACAAAAGCGTTGGCTCGTGCTATGGCATACACCAAACAAGTAAAAGCGGCGGCTGTTTTAAACAACGGCTTCAACTCTGCTTATACTGGTGGTGACGGTTCAGCATTATTTTCAGCTTCACACTCATTAGTGTCTGGCGGCACAAACTCAAACATCCCATCAACTCCTGCTGATTTAAACGAAACTTCTTTAGAAGCGGCTGTTATTCAAATTGCACAATGGACTGATGAACGTGGTTTGTTGATTGCTGCTAAACCTAAGAAATTGATTGTTCCACCTGCACTTCAATTCGTTGCAACTCGTTTGCTCGAAACAGAACAACGTGTAGGCACAACCGATAACGACATCAACGCGTTAAAAAACAACGGCTCTATCCCAGAAGGTTACACTGTTAATAACTTCTTAACAGACACCAATGCGTGGTTCTTAACTACTGATGTACCAAACGGTTTGAAACATTTCGTGCGTCAATCATTGGTAACTTCATCAGATTCTGACTTCGATACAGGCAACATGAGATATAAAGCTCGTGAGCGTTATTCTTTCGGCTGGAGTGACCCGCTCGGAATGTATGGTTCTTCTGGCTCTAACTAAGTAAAATCAACTACTTAGGTGGATTAGGAAACCCGCTATACGCGGGTTTCTTTTTGTGTTATGATTCCCCGTGTCAAATCACATATCGGAGAAAATCATGGAATACCCTGCTACAAGAGAAGAAGCTAAACGTACCGACGCTAAATTTTATTTTACTGGTAAACCTTGTTTGCGTGGGCATATAGCTTTGCGCAAAACAAAAGGCGCGTGCGTAGATTGTATAAAAGAAGATTGGGTTACTGATAATGAGCGTCGTAAACTATTACCTAAATCAGAAGCATCAAAAGCCGCAGGTAGACGATACTATGAACGTAATAAAGAGGCTGTAAAAGCTAGAGCTGATACTAGGCCTACTGAAGAAAAAAGAAGACATAAAGATAAATACAAGAAAAATAATCCTGAATTAGGCAGAATTATATGTAATGCGCGTAGACGTAGAAACCGTGAAGCTACCCCTGCATGGTTAACAAAAGAACAAAAAGATAGTATAAAACAGCTTTATATCGAAGCTCAAAAACTAACAAAACTTACGAGTGTACGGTATGAAGTAGACCATATAATTCCGTTAACAAATGACAGCGTGTGTGGCTTACACGTACCTTGGAACTTACAGGTGATTCCAAAAATAGAGAACCTCAAAAAGGCTAATAAAATAGTTGCATAATCAACCAATTGGTGTACTATCAGCCTATATCTAGGAACTTAATTATTTGCGCAGATTGACCTAGCAAGCTTTACACAAGACTGCGTATCTTACGTGTATTTGGAGATTAAAATGGGTTTAGCATCACACTTTGGTCCTTGGAGACTTGGAACCGTACCTAACACAACTGGCACAACTGCTGGTACTATTCGTAACATGGGCGCAACTATCGTTGCTCAAACAGCTGACATTGCTTTTGGCACTGCTACGGGCACTGCGGTAGTACTACCTGCAGGCGCTCTTATTACGGCAATTCAGTTTATCACTACAGCGGCGTTTTCCTCGGCTGCTACAATTAGGTTAGCTATCGGCGGTACAAACATTACGACTGCGTCTACTGTAACTAATGCAGGGACTAATGCTGTTGCTATTGACGCTACCACTGCGGCTGCGGCGCTTGTATCTAACGTAGGTTCTACTGACGCAATTGTAACTTATACAGTTGGCGGCACATCACTTACTACAGGTACTGGCGTTCTTGTTATTGCTTACATGGTTCGCTTATCTGACGGCACATACAACCCAACTGCGTATACCGCGTAATTAGTCTGCGGGGGAGTTTACCTCCCCCCTTTTAAATAGGAGATTAATTATGAGTATGCAATATGATGTCAAGAGTGCGCACGCGAGTGTTGCTGGTAGTTTATACGGTAGTCGAGTCCGTCTTAAAGGTTTTGTAGTAACCCCAGCAGCTAGTACAGCGTCTACAATTACCTTTAAAGATGGAAGTTCGTCAGGAACTACCCTATGTGAAATAGATATACCTTCTAACACAAACCCAATCCCGTTTTATGTAGCTATTCCTCAAGAAGGTATTCTATTTCAAGATGGGGTTTATATGGCTCTTAGCGCGGCTGTAACCGGCGTGACTATCTTTTACGGGTAAGCCATGATGGACGACCAAATTAAACTTGCAGTTCATGAAAACGAGATTAAACACTTGCAAACTGATATGGACAAATTGGTTAAAGATATGGAAGAACTTAAAGCTTCCGTTGCTGAGATAAGCAAAACTCTTTCAGAAGCTAAAGGCGGATGGCACGTTTTAATGGTTATGGGTGGGCTAGGTGCAGCGTTTGGTAGCGTTATTGGTTGGGCACTTGAACATTTCTCAGGTAAATAATATGGCAAAGAAAGCTCCAGTATTAGCAGTAGGTAGAGGGGAGAAGCTCCCCGTCTCTAAGGGCGCAGGTCTTACAGAAAAAGGCCGCAAGAAATATAATGCGGCTACTGGCTCTAATTTAAAAGCTCCAGCACCTAACCCTAAAACCAAAAAAGATGCAGGGAGACGTAAATCTTTCTGTGCCCGTATGAGTGGTATGCCTGGTCCTATGAAAGATGAAAATGGTAAGCCTACACGCAAAGCAGCCTCTTTAAAACGGTGGAACTGCGGTGCCTAGTACATCACTCAAACAGAAAAAATTTATGACAGCTGCCTCTCACAACCCTAGCTTTGCAAAGAAAGCGGGTATACCAGTAAGTGTAGCTAAAGAGTTTAATCAAGCCGACAAAGGCAAAAAATTTAAAGAAGGTGGCAACGTGGCTAATCTAAAAAAGATGTTTAAAGGTAAAGAGACCTATAGCGAAGAGCTTAAAGAAGGCAAAGCTATTAAGTCCGGCAAACTTACTCCTCAGCAATATGCTAAAGGTGAAAAGATGGAAGACTCTAAAAAGATGAAATCTGACGATAAGAAGATGAAATCTGGCGGCTCTTGCTATGCTAAAGGTGGTGTTACTCGTGCAGACGGTGTAGCAACTAAAGGTCACACTAAAGGTAAAATGGTTTAGGAGACTGTCATGGTTAAGAAAATAGATGCTGAGTCTGTAGCTAGGGAAGATATGCCTTCTTACAAAGATAGAGGATTAATGTCACGAATTAAAAAAGCTATTGATGAAGGCCACGACCCTAAAAAACTCCCTGAAATGATGCGTAGAAAAACTGCAGCTGAAACAGATGCAGGGAAGGGTGAAGGTATTCTTCAAAAGTTAATTAGTCCTTATAAAACTAGTTCAGACTCTGAGTACAGTAAACGTAATTCGTTAAAACAGAAACAAGCTGAAGATGAGTATAAAAATACCAAGTCTGACATGGCTGCTAGTGCTCTTGGTATAAAAAGCAAACCTTCAGTGAAGGTAGATACTCGTGACATGGATTACGGTAATAGACCTAACGATGTTCCCGATGCTGTAATTAAAAAAACTGAAATTGTAAAAACTGCACCAGTAGTTTCAAAATCTAAAGGCCTTACTGAAGGCCAAAAAGCTAGAGACCAGATAGCGCGAATGCGTGATATTTATAATAGCGACCCTGAGTTTACAGGTGATAAAGATTTACCTAAACCTTCAGAACTTAAAGATTCAGACTTTAAAAAAGGCGGCATGACTAAACGTCCACCTAAACCTGCTAAGAAAGTACCAGCTAGAAAGTTTGCATCAGGCGGAAATGTATCACGTACATCGGCTTCTAAACGTGGTGATGGTTGTGCAACTAAAGGTCATACAAAGGGTAAATACCTATGAGACCCTGTAGAGGTATGGGAGCAGTTAATCCTAAAAAACTCCCTGGACGAAAAGGTAAAAAATAATGACTACATCGGGTACAGCAAACTTTAACCTTGATTTAGGTGACCTCGTAGAAGAGGCGTTTGAGCGCTGCGGACAAGAGCTTCGCAGTGGTTATGATATGCGCACAGCTAGACGTTCTCTAAACTTACTCTTAGTAGAGTTTGCAAACAGAGGTATTAATTTATGGACAATTGAACAGTGTGCTGTACCCATTTCGCTTATACCGGGTCAAATTGCTTATGACCTACCTATAGACACTGTTGATTTACTTGACCATGTAGTACGTACAGGCACAGGGCAAAATCAAGTAGATATTAATATTTCTCGTATCTCTGAATCGACTTACTCTACAATCCCTAATAAGAATGCACGGGGCAGACCGATTCAAGTATGGATTAACCGCCGCACAGGAGCAACTTACCCTGACGGTGCAACTACAGTTACTAAAGCTCCACAGATTAATATATGGCCTACACCAGACCAAGGCACAGCCGAAGCACCTTATTATTACTTTGTCTACTGGCGACTACGCAGGATGCAAGATGCTGGAAATGCAGTAAACACACAAGATATCCCGTTCCGTTTATTGAATGCGATGGTAGCAGGATTAGCTTTTTATCTTAGTATGAAGCTTGCTGGCGTAGACCCTACGCGTATCCAAATGCTTAAAGGGGAGTATGAGCAACAGTTAGACTTGGCACTTTCAGAAGACAGAGAGAAAGCGAGTAATCGGTTTGTTCCACGGATTATGCACGTTTAGTTATGTCAGTTAAATACTCGTCAGGTAAATGGGCACATGGTTTCTGCGATAGATGCGGACAACGCTATCAACTCAAAGAACTTAAAAAACTAACGATTAAAACAAAGATAACGAACATTCTATGTTGTCCGTCTTGTTGGGACCCCGACCAACCACAGTTACTTCTTGGGCTTTATCCTGTGTATGACCCACAGGCATTGCGTAACCCGCGCCCTGATACAAGTTATTATCAATCGGGCTTAAATACGTTACAATACCCAGAAGACGGAAGTCGTGTATTTCAGTGGGGTTGGGCACCAGTTGGTGGCGCTTCACAGTTTGATGCAGTACTTACACCTAATTACCTTGTTGCCATCGCGTCTGTTGGCACTGTTACAATCACAACTTAGAGAACGACTATGTCAGGCAAAATTAAAACAGAACCTACCCCTAAAGTAGCAGGCTATCCACAGACAGGCATTAAAACGTCTGGTATTAAAACTCGTGGTAATGGTGCAGCTACGAAAGGTAAAATCGCACGCGGACCGATGGCATAAGCTATGACTTACGCAGAACTGGCAGCAGCAATTCAAGACTATGTGGAGAATACGTTCTCCACAACGCAGATTGATGTCTTTATTAAAGAGGCGGAGCAGCGTATTTACAATTCAATACAGCTTCCAGACCTGCGTAAAAACGTCACGGGTATAGTTACCCTGCAAAATAAATACCTGCAATGCCCAAGTGACTTTCTATCGGCTTACTCTATTGCGGTTATTCACCCTACATCCGGTGAGTACACCTACCTTTTAAATAAAGACGTTAACTTTATTCGTGAAGCTTACCCAAGCCCAATAAGTTATGGTACACCTAAGTATTACGCTATTTTTGGACCACAGTCTAACGATATAAATGAGCTTACCTTTATTTTAGGTCCTACACCTGATGTGCAATACACTACAGAACTTCACTACTTCTACTACCCGCCTTCTATTACAAGTGAAGCGTCTGGTGGTAATACATGGTTAGGTGAAAACTTTGACTCTGCGTTGCTGTATGGCTCTATATTAGAAGCGTACACGTTCCTTAAAGGGGACGTCGAGATTATGACTCAATACCGTCAACGCTACGAAGAAGCTATGAACTTACTCAATACATTAGCTACGGGCAAAGACAGAGGTGATGCGTACCGTAACGGTCAAGCAAGGATACCTGTTAGATGATAGTACAAGGCCAAACAACTAGCTTTAAAGAAGAGCTTTACGAGGCTATCCATAATTTCACTACGGATACGTTTAAAATTGCTCTGTACACAGCTAATGCCACGCTTAATCAAAACACCACTGAATACACTGATGCAGACGAAGTACCTGAGACGGTGCTTATTAATGGAGTGTCTACTTCTACTGGTTATACAGCAGGTGGTAAAACCCTAGTAAACCCAACAGTAAACGCCTCTTATGGAACTGCGTACATTAGTTTTGACAACCCTTTATGGACATCAGCTAGTTTCACAGCACGCGGCGCTTTAATATATAATAGCTCTCAAGATGATAGGTCTGTAGCTGTACTGGACTTTGGTAGCGATAAGGTTACAACCTCAACTTTTACAATAACTTTTCCAGCGAATACAAGCACTTCAGCTATTATTCGCTCATCTAATTAGGTAAACAATATGCACACAGAAAAAGTAGATGCGCAAGACTCCACAGGCGTAACCCTCATTAGAGGTGGAGAAGCTAATGAACAAATTCAAATTACAGGTCACTATGACGTTAAATGTTTAGATGTTGACGGTAATGTAAAGTGGGAAGACATTATTAAAAATTTAGTAGTGACTGTAGGTAAAAACGATTTGCTTGATAAGTATTTTTCTGGTTCTGCTTACTCTGCTACTTGGTATATGGGTCTTGTAGACAATGCTTCTTTCCTTAACTATTCTGCAACTGATACATTAGCGTCTCACGCAGGGAATGGTACAACTACTGGATGGATTGAATTTTTATCGTATTCTATTAGTGGCGGAAACACTACAAACAGGCCGTCCCCTACATGGCTTGCGGCAGGGGCTACTACAGCGGGAAGTAAATCTACACAAGCAGTAACATTCACTATTACGGCTAGTGGTAACGTACAAGGCGCTTTAATGTGTACAACCCAAGCAAAAGGTACAGCTACAAATGGTGGTGCAGGTATTTTATATTCCGCAGGCACTTTTGCTGGTAGCAACCGTGCAGTAGCTTCTGGTGATTCACTTATTGTAACTTATACAGCGTCAGTTTAGGGGTGATGTATGGCTTTAGTTTTAGCGGATAGAGTTAAAGAAACAACAACATCCACAGGCACTACCGCTATTACTTTAGCTGGTGCTGTTACAGGGTATCAGACGTTTTCCTCAGCAATAGGTAATGCAAATACTACTTACTATACGATTGCTGACCAAGCGGGTGCTAACTGGGAAGTAGGTATTGGTACCTACACAACCTCTGGAAACACGCTAAGTCGCGATACCGTTTTAGCGTCTAGTAACGCAGGTGCCTTAGTTACGTTTACTTCTGGCACTAAAGATGTATTTGTTACCTACCCTGCTGAAAAAGCCACACCTTCTGGTAGATCAATCGCTTATACTTTAATCCTAGGAGGATAAAATGGCAGCTCCAAATATAGTCAATATTACATCTTTAATTGGTAAGACAACCTACCTTACCCCAGCAGTAACGACAGCAGTTGTTCTTTTACCTAATGCAGCATCAAGCGGTAAAGTTTTTAAAATAAATCAGATTCTAGCAGCTAATGTTGACGGAACTAATTCTATTAATGCAACTGTATCAATTTATACTAACGGTGCAGTAGCTCAAGGCTCTGCTCCTTCTGGCGGTACAGCTTACCCCATTATTTTTACAGTAGCAGTTCCAGCAGGTGCGACTTTGAACGTACTTGATAAGTCTACTGCTGTTTATCTTGAAGAAGGTACATCTATTACTGTAACTTCGGGAACAGCTAGTAAAATTACATTCACTTTAAGTTATGAAGACATTTCATAAGGAGCTTTCTAATGGCTAATCGTTGGAAAGGTAATTTAGTTGCTAATGCGGCTACTTCTAGTGGTACGGACTATACTGGAAAAGCTAATGGTGCTTGGGGATTAAATAGTCAACTGCAACAAAAGCAAGGTGGGTTATGGGCTAAAGGTCAGACCGTACCTAATGCTCCTACTGGGGCATCTGCTGTAAATGGTGACGCATTGGCTATTATATCTTTTACAGCTCCGACAGATACTGGTGGTTTACCTATTACTAGTTACATTGTAACAAGCTCTCCTAGTAATATAACTGCCACAGGTTCAACATCACCAATTACTATAACTGGGTTAACTAATGGAACGACATATACGTTTACCGTAACAGCCACAAATGCAGCTGGGGCAAGCGTACCATCTTCAACCACTAATAGTGTTACGCCAAGCGCAGTGCCCACAATAGGTCAAGCATTAGGGGGTGGTTTTTATGCAGGGTCAATTTCAACTTCTGGTAATGGTGTAGCAACTCATTATTTAATTGTATCTCCTAAAGCCACAGGAGAATACTCAGATGGCAGTGGATGGGGCACTGCAAACACCACAACAGGTATTACTTCTGTAATAAACGGACCTACTAACAGTGCATCATTAGCTGCATTGGGTACGGATTATGGACCAGCTAGATTCTGCGAGAATCTAACTATCGGAGGTTATTCTGATTGGTATTTGCCCTCTAAAAACGAATTAGAAGTTTTATATTATTTTTTAAGAGCTTATACAACGGCTACTGTAGTAAACGATACAACTACAGGTGCAAACCCTAATGCAGTGTCACCTGAACCTATAAATACAAATTACACTACTACTAATCCTGGACAAACAACAGCGTCTAATTTTTATTCGACGACAGGTTCAGAAAGATTTATTGGTGGACCATATTGGACATCCAGCGAGAGCGAAAGTAATTTTACTTGGGCGCAACACTTCTATGGAGGACTTCAATCTTCTCGACAAAAAAATAGCACTACTAATGTTAGAGCAGTTCGTAGAATACCAGTATAGGAAAATAAAATGTATATACAACTAACAAACATAGATGCAGGTACTAAAATACTCTGCACACAAGAACCGATGAGAACTGGACCTACTTTGCCAGACGTGAAAGGTTTTCAATATAGTTTTGCTAATGAGTCAGATTATCCAATAGCTTTAAATGCTGACGGTAGTTATGCTGAAATGCCACTGTATTACGGTACTTGTGACGATGACGCTGATACTTCTCTAACAGGAGTAGTTAAAGTGCTTACCGAAGCAGAGTTTAATGCAGATAAACAAGCAGAACATCAAGCTAGAAAGCCTTATCCTTCTTGGGTAGGTGACTTAGCTACTATGAGCTGGAACCCTCCAGTACCTTATCCGCAAGATGGAAATTTCTATCAGTGGGATGAGCCAACTGTGTCTTGGGTATTAGTTAATGCTCAATCTGCTACTGCATAATTAGATTATGTTTGGCTTCTCTGCATTTGCTGATACACCATTTGCTTCGCTTTCTTCGGCAGGGGGAGTGTATTTTGTCGACTTAACTGAGAGCGTAAGCGCAACTGACTATGTATTGTACAACCCACCAGTAGGAACATGGGGGTATGGTGGTTGGGGGGAAGGTGCTTGGAGTGGAAGTTTACCTGATTTAATCACTGAGTCTGTAACTGTTTCTGATGCGCAAAATGCTTATATAGTTTATTCAGCGGTTATAGAAGAAAACCTGTCAGCAAGTGATAGTGTAACTTACGGACTTGAATTAAATGTAGCAGTCACCGAGATACTAACCGCTTCTGACACACAAACAGCTACGCTAACTATTACGCAAGACATATTAGAATCATTAAATGCAGTAGATAGCCAAAGTGGAGGGATGTCGTATTTATGCGCTATTCTAGAAGTTGGTGATGCTATATCTGTTACTACATGTGGACTATCTTATTCTGTTACAATAAACGAAACCGTTTACGCGATTGACTCTGTTACTGCTCGTGATTTGTGGGTGATAATAGATGATACGCAAAATGCAAATTGGACACCCATTAACACATTAGGTTAAAAACATGACAGTTAATTACACGACACTTTTAGGGTTAGCTAAACCCGTTTCAGGTACAGAATCTGGTACATGGGGCGATACAGTTAATAATAACCTCACTGATTATTTAGACTCTGCTGTTGCAGGAGCACAGATTATTAGTGGCACTCAAACAGCCGTTACATTAAGTAAAACAACAGGTGCAAGTTTAAGTCAGGCAGGGTTATCAGGCATTACAGGCTCTTCGCAATATCAGATTATTCGATGCACAGGTAACCCTGCAAGCTTGTTGACTATTACAGCGCCAGCAGCAGATAAAACATATGTAGTTATTAACGCAACATCTACATCTCAGTCAGTAAAAATTGTAGGTGTAGGTCCAACAACTACAGGAGTTACTATTGCTTCTGGTAAAACAGCTCTAGTTGCTTGGAGCGTATCAGACTTTATTGAGATTACGCCCTCTACTATTTCAGGTATTCTTCCCGTTGCTAATGGTGGTACGGGTGCAACAACACTTACAGGTGTTTTAAAAGGTAATGGTACAAGTGCATTTACAGCGGCTACTTCTGGTACAGATTACAGCGCAGGTACTTCTGCTTTAGCTACGGGTATTTTAAAAAGCACGACATCGACAGGCGCGTTGACTATTGCAGTAGCTGGTGATTTCCCAACACTTAATCAAAATACCACAGGTACAGCCGCAGGTCTTTCTGCTACCTTGGCTATTACATCGGGCGGTACAGGGTCTACATCAACAACATATTGTTCGTTAGCTACTAATGTAACAGGTACGCTTCCTGTCGCTAATGGCGGTACAGGAACAACAACTCCTGCGTTAGTTGCGGGAACAAACGTCACTATTAGCGGAACATGGCCAAACCAAACTATTAATGCGTCTGGTGGTGGTGGTGGCACAGTAACTTCTGTAAGCGGTACAGCTCCTATTTCATCGAGCGGAGGTACAGCTCCAGAAATTAGTATTGCGCAAGCTACTACATCTACCAACGGTTATTTAAGCTCGTCAGACTGGAATACGTTTAATGGTAAATACTCAACAGGAGGTGCGCTTGGTACGCCTTCTAGCGGTACGCTGTCATCTTGTACGGCTGATGGGACAAATGGCGTTGGGTATAGGAATATTCCGCAGACTGGTAGTGATAAAACTACTGCTTATACTTTAGTTACTGGGGATGTTGGTAAATATGTGGGCGTTGGGTCAAGTGGCTCTATTGTCGTCCCGACTTCTACATTTGCAAATGGTGATGCAATTTCTGTTTATAACAACACGACAGGGAATATTACTATCACGACCAGTGCGCCTACAGCTTATATTGCTGGAACAAACACTGTTAAAACGTCTATCACTTTAGCTACTCGCGGTATTGCTACGATTCTATTTGTTAGTGCAACAGTCTGTGTGGTGACAGGTAACGTGTCATGAGCGGTATTATGCAGATGTTTTTTAATTCTGGAGCTAAAGATAATAATTTTATTGGTGTATTAGGTGCGTCAGTACAAACTTATGGACAATCAGTATCAGTAGATACAGACGGTAATATTTATGTTTGTGGGTATTCTGGCAGCGGACCAGATATCCAATTAGCTAAGTATAACTCTAGCGGAGCTATACAATGGCAAGAAACTTTAAGTGATAGTGGAAATAGTTACGGTATAGCTGTTGATTCAAGTAATAATGTGTATGTTTGCGGCCTCTCTTACGCTAGTGGAAATGCTGATATTCAAATAGTTAAATGCAATTCTAGTGGTGTTATTCAGTGGCAAAGACAGTTAGGTAACGCTGGGTATTCAGATGCAGGTTATGGTATAGCGGTTGATTCAAGTAGTAATGTTTATGTTTGTGGATCAAGTGACCTCAATATTTTAATAGTTAAGTATAACTCTAGCGGAGCTATACAATGGCAAAGAAAACTATCTAGTGCTACAAACAGTAATGCTGGAAGAAGTGTTAGCGTGGATACAAGTGGTAATGTTTATGTTTGCGGCTTCTCTAACGCAACTGGCGCGTATTTATTTATAATCGCAAAATACGATTCTAGTGGTGTTATTCAGTGGCAGAGAAGGTTTGGGAATGGCGGGGCGACGCAATTTGGATATGGGGTATCAATAGACTCAAGTAATAATGTGTATGTTTGCGGCTCCTCTGACTTTGTTAGTGGAACTCAAGATATTATAATCGCAAAATACGATTCTAGTGGTGTTATTCAGTGGCAGAGAAGATTAGCAAGTTCGGGTAATGACTACGGATATGGGGTATCAATAGACTCAAGTAATAATGTGTATGTTTGCGGAATTGCGCAAGGTACTAGTGCTGTTATGGTGCAAATAGTTAAATATGACGCTAGTGGTGTTATTCAGTGGCAAAGACAGTTAGGTAACGCTAATGGGAATAACGGATATGGGATAGCTATAGATACGAAAGGACATATATATGTTTGTGGAAACACCATACCTAATGGTTCGTATAGAAATCTACTCATTGCTAAACTTCCTTCAGACGGGACATTAACAGGTACTTATACCGTTGGCGGGTATTCATTTACTTATTCTGCATCTTCATTAACTGATGCGTCAACCTCTTTAACTGAAGCCGCTGCAACATTAACTGATTCTGCTTCTACTTTAACTGACTCTGCTTCTGCATTAACAGCAACAGCATCTTCGTTAACGTCTTCAATAAAAATAATCCCATGACAAATACTTATATAAAAATATCAACACAAGAATATCCGCGCCATAAAGGTGATATCAAAATTGATTCTGTCGAGCAAAAAGATTACGCTATTGTTGAATGGGTTGATATGCCTGTATTTGACAGACAAACTCAACGATGTTATGAGGGGGTACCAGAAGAAATTGAGGGTGTGTGGTATATGACATGGATTGTTCGTGATGCAACGCAAGAAGAAATTGACTTTGCTAATAAACCTATTGACGAGAGGTTTCCAAAATGAACAAAATACTTAAAGCATGGAATTACTTAATGGCTCGGCTGAAAGAGCCGTCTACACACGCGAGTGTGGCAGCCTTAGCAACGATGGCGGGTATGAATATCGAGGCTGGTCCTATCCATGATGGGTTAACTGCGGCTGGCGTTGTGTTTGGTATGATTGGATTGTTTGTATCAGAAGGTAAATAATATGAGCAAATACTTCAAACCAGAAGAATTTGAGTGTCACTGCGGGTGTGGAGAGAAAGACGTTAATCCAAAACTTGTTGAGCTACTTAATCGCATCCGTGAGTCTTTTGGTAAGCCAATTACCATTATGAGCGGTAGAAGATGTGAAGCACACAACACGAAAGTGGGTGGTGCAAAGCATAGCCAACACGTTATTGGCAACGCAGCCGATATTAAAGTAAAAGACGTACCGCCCAAAGAAGTGCAAGAATATCTCATGAAACATTTTGATGGCGACTGCAAAGGTCTTGGACGCTACAAATCTTTTACCCATATTGATGTTCGTGATGGTAAAATCGCACGTTGGAATGGATAAACAGGATTAAATTATGCCATCAATCGGTCTTAAAAAACTTGTATTTAAGTCGGGAGTTAACCGAGAGAATACCCGCTATTACACAGAAGGCGGATGGTATGACTGCGATAAAATTCGTTTTCGTCAAGGCTCACCTCAAAAAATAGGAGGCTGGAATCGCATCTCTAGTGCTACCTTTAATGGAGTATGCCGCTCACTATGGGCTTGGCAAACACTTGCTCAAATACCGCTTATTGGCGTGGGAACAAATACAAAGTTTTACATCTCTCGTGGTGGGTATTACTACGATATCACTCCTATTCGCACAGCAACTAACTTAACTACTCCATTTACAGCAACTAATGGCTCTACTGTTATTACAGTATCAGCGCCTTCTCATGGCGCTATTAACGGAGACTACGTTACATTTAATGGTGCAACGGGTTTAGGCGGAGCCATTACAGCGGCAATCCTCAATACTGAGTATCAAATTACTTATGTTAACGCAAACTCTTATACAATCTCAGTTAGTATAGCGGCAACCAGTGGAGACACTGGGAACGGCGGCACAGTGCGAGCTGTATACCAGATGAATAGTGGCCCTGCATATCAAACAGCTGTTACAGGTTGGGGTGCTGGCGGTTGGGGTCTCGGTACATGGGGTACAGGCGTTGCGACTACGGACTCTCTTCGTGTTTGGTCTCAGAGTAATTATGGGGAAGACCTTGTGTTTGGTCCACGCACGGGGGCGATGTATTACTACTATGCGGGTAGAGGGGTTTCGTCTACCACAGCAACTATCCCAGTAGCATCCCCAGCAGTTATCACTACTACAAATCAGTATACAGAAGGCGCACCAATAGTCTTTGAGACAACAGGCACACTTCCTACAGGGCTTAGTACAGGTACGACTTACTATATCCGCAACTATGCCACTGGTGTATTTAATGTCTCAGCTACGCCATCAGGTGCTCTAATCAACGCTACTGTAGCAGGGTCAGGTACGCAATCTATTTCAGCACGCGCAGTAAATTTAAATACTATTGCTGGAGCTTCAGATGTCCCCGTTATTCAGAACTACATTACAGTATCCGATACTTTCCGCTTTGTATTTGCTTTTGGCGCTAATGACTACGGTGTATCTGCTCAAAGCCCACTGTTAATTCGCTGGTCTGACCAAGAGAACGCCGCTGACTGGACACCATCTACTACTAACCAAGCAGGGTCACTGACTTTAACTCGTGGGTCTCAGATTATTACTGCGCTTCAAACACGCCAAGAGATTGTAGTATGGACGGATTCTACGCTCTACTCCATGCAGTACTTAGGTTATCCGCTGGTGTGGAGTGCACAGCTTCTTGGGGATAATATCTCTATCGTAGGCGAGAACGCAGCTGCTTTGGCTTCGGGTGTTGTGTACTGGATGGGGCGAGATAAATTTTATAAGTACGATGGGCGTGTGCAAACACAGAACTGCGACTTACGGGAGTACATATTCAATGACTTCAATGCACAACAAACAGAGCAAGTCTTTGCCAGTACCAACGAAGGGTTTAACGAAGTCTGGTGGTTCTACTGCTCTGCCGGTAGCACTGTGGTGGACAAATATGCAATCTATAATTACGCTGAAGATATATGGTATTACGGCACGATGGGTCGTACCGCTTGGCTTGACTCTGGGATTTTAGAATTTCCTCTCGCTGCAACGTATGTTAATAACTTAGTTAACCACGAAAGTGGTCTTGATAATAACGAAACAGCTACGCCCACGGCTATTGAGTCTTACATTACAAGTTCTGAAACTGATATTGATGACGGGCACAACTTTGTGTTTATTCGCAGAATCCTGCCTGATATGACGTTTAGGGGTTCTACAACAGAGAACCCAACAGCAACACTTTCTATTATTCCTTTGATGAATGCAGGGAGTGGTTATACAGACCCAGCGTCTGTTGGTGGAACAAATGAAGCGGCAGTAACGCGCACAGCGACTGTGCCTATTGAGAAGTTTACAGGACAAGTATTTATTCGTGTACGCGGTAGACAGTTTTCTTTTAAAGTATATAACAATCAGTTAGGGTCTATGTGGCAGTTGGGTGCTATGCGACTCGAAATTAAGCAAGACGGGCAGAGAGGATGAGTAATACAGTCCAAACCCCTAAAGCACCAAGTTTACCTTTCGCTGAGGTGCAGTATAGCCGTAACTACCTTGACCAATTAAACAACGTACTGCGCTTATACTTCAATCAACTTGATAACACGTTCCAATCCCTGCTGAGTATTGCAGGGGGAGCTACTTTTAAATTTCCTGTTGGTAGTTTTTATTTGACTACGCAGCAGACGATACCTGTTATAAATACAGCTTATGCCATACCGTTTAACAATACAGCCGTATCAAACCAAGTTGCTATTGGAACAACGACCTCTCACATCGTAACAGATGTAGCGGGATATTATAACTTTCAATTCTCTGCGCAGCTGGCTAAGACTTCAGGTAGTGCGATGTCTGCGTGGGTGTGGCCTAGAGTAAATGGGGTAGATATTCCTGACTCTAATACTAAGCTTCAGCTAACGGGGTCTAGTAGCTCTGAGATGGTAGCTGCATGGAATTTTGTGCTTCCAATGAACGCTGGAGATTACTTTGAGCTTTACTGGGCAGCTGACCATGTGGGCGTTATAATAAAAGCAGAAGCGGCTAATTCATTCTCCCCTGCGATACCGCCGGTTCTTCTATCGGCTACGTTTGTTTCAGCACTATACTCATGATATTATTAGCTAAACTTTGGAGGTATCGTGAGCGAGTTAGCAACCCTTGGCAATATGCCAAAAATCTTAGAATTAGAAGCCCTTATGCGGACTATGCCGCAAGTAGATTCGCCAGCGGAGCATTATCATTTGAGTGGTGTTTATTGTCGCTCGCTTTTTATACCTAAAGGCTGTTTGCTTACAGGTAAGATTCACAACCACGAAAGCATTGGTATTCTAGCTCAGGGTACACTTCGCATCACAAACGGTGAAACGTCTACAGTCGTTACCGCACCTTACATCACAGTGGATAAGCCCGGTATTAAACGCCTAGGCTACGCTGAAACAGATTGCACATTTATCACAGTTCATCGTTCAGATAAAAAGACTATGGAAGAGCTTGAAGACGAGCTTGTTTCTAATACTTTTGACGAGTATGAACAGAAAACACAACAGTTACTTGGGGAAATATTATGAGTTGGATTGCGGTTATGGTTGGCGCCGGTGTTGGTGCTACTGCTGGGGGTGTTTCTGCTGGACTTAACGGTGGAGATGCTGGAGACATATTAAAGTCTATGGCTATCGGCGGTGCTATGGGTGGTGCTGGCGGGGGTATTGGCGGTGCTGTATTTGGTCCAGCGGCGGGTGTTGCTTCTGGTGCTGGAGGCGGTGCTGCTACTGGTGGAACTACTGGAGCTTTATCAGGCTCTGCCACCGGAACATTAGGGGCAGCAGGGAACGCTGCCGCAACATCTGCCATTACGCCTGTTTTTAGTAGTGCTACTACGGGAGCTATTGGCGGGGGTACTGGTGGAGGAGCTATTGGCGGGGGTACTGGTGGAGCAGGGTTTGCAGGGTTGAGTGGAGGTTCTGGACTTCTTGCTGGCGGTACTGGAGGGGCTGCTGGCGGTGCCAGTAGTGGAGGTATTGGCAGTTTAGGTGCATCAGGTAATCAAGCCGCTGTTAATGCGTTGAACCCTCAGTCTGCTATGATTAGTCCTGGAACACTCCCTCCTCAACCTGGAAGTCCTGATTTTATTGGAGCCACTGCAACTCCAGATCAAATAGCCAATGCTTCAGCTTACACAGATGCCAATATAGGAACTCGCTTTCTTGCTGATTTAACAGGGCAACAAGGGAATATAGTAGGTAACACAGGTCTTAAAATGGCGGGTGGGGCACTGCAAGGTGGTGTTATGAATGCAGGTATTAACGGTTTAGTTGCTGGCGCACAAGGTCAAGATGTTGGTGAGGCTATGGGTAAAGGTGCACTTACTGGTGCTGTAGGTGGCGCTGCGGGTGCTGGTCTTGCTTCTATGGCTGGTTCTGGGGGTACGTTAGGGAGTATCGGTAACTTTGCTGCTAAACATGATGTGCTTGTTCCGGCTGCACTTAGTATGGGTTCAGGTATGGCTTTAGACTCTGCCTTGGCATCTGACCCTACGATGCCAGAAGAAAAAGGTATTCGTAGTAACTATAAGTGGAACCCTAACGTATATAAGCCTTATGGACCTCAGTTTGCAGCAGGTGGGATTACCGATTTAGATAACTACGACCAAGCACCGCAGATGCAAAGCCCTGGAACACTTGATATCCCGAGCCGCAACGAAGTGTCAAACAATCAAGGTTATATGGGTGACTCTGTGCAACTGATGGCACATGGTGGTGTTACGGAGGAGTCTTTTATGTTGGAGGGGGTAGGTGGTAAAAACCTACATAGAGAGGCTTCGCAAGACTTGAGAGAGTTCTTAGAAGGTACACCAGATTCCGAATTAACAACAGCTCAACAACGTCAAAAACAAATCCTATTTGCTAAAAAGATGGCGATGGGTGGGATGGCATATAATCACGGCGGTATTTCTGATTTAGGAGGGTATTCTGATGGCGGACGATTACTTAAAGGTCCTGGTACGGGGGTTAGTGATGATATACCCGCAACCATTGAAGGAAAACAGCCAGCAAGATTGGCGGCAAATGAATTTGTGGTGCCCGCAAGAATTGTATCTGAAATTGGTAACGGGTCTACTGATGCAGGTGCTAAAGCCCTATATGCTATGATGGATAGAGTGCAGAAAGATAGAAAAAAATCTATGGGTAAAGGTAAGTTTGCGGTTGATTCAAAAGCGTCTAGACATTTGGATGCGCTATGATACCTGACGATTTATCAACTCTACCTACCACCCCTAAAGAAGCTAAACAGGTAGGGAGCAATATATATTTTACTGGTCTCTCATGCAAACACGGTCATATAACTTATAGATATACCTATGACAAGATATGCTCCACCTGTGCTAAATTAAAATCTAAATTAGCGGCAACAGTAAAAGGCGGTAACGCTAGACGGTGGGCAGCAAAAACTCCCGAGCAGTTACAAGGGATATATGCAAAACGGAAAGGCTATTATTACCGTACACATGAAGACCGCCTATTAGAAAAAAAGAAATCTTATGGTAAGTTAAAAGCTATTTCGGGGTGGTTAGAAAGCCGCCGATTAAAAGTAAATCAATACAGATTGATGCATGGTAGACCTATAGAAAAGACTAACCCGCTAGTCAAGAAAAAATATAGAATGTCTGATAAAGGTCGTATAAGTAGCACGGTTAACGATGCTAAGAGACGCTCTGCTCAACTAAAACGTACCCCAACATGGTTAACAGAGAATGACCGTTGGATGATTGAGCAAGCGTATGAGCTTTCAGTATTACGCACAAAACTATTTGGGTTCTCATGGCACGTTGACCACGTAATACCTTTGCAGGGTAAGTATGTTTCTGGGCTTCATGTACCGACAAACCTTCAAGTAATTCCAGCCACGGAAAATCTCCGCAAGGCTAATAAACACCTGCCAGCTTAGGAGACATAGATGGATATTTTACCAGCATCAACAAAATCAGATTGGTGGACAGTACTCACTGACAATAATCCTATTAAAGGTCGTAACTTAAAAGATAATATTAATCTTCCTGCGTTTGAAACACTTCAAGCGCAACTAGCTAAAGCTAAAACAGTACCCGAGCAAATTGGATTATGGCAAGCGTTTTTAAAAAACCCTGCAAACATAAACGAGGCAGGGATGCCTATTGCCAAAAAAGCGCTTAATACGTGGATGACTGACGGTAAAATGCCGTCTAATGTACAAGCTGCTTTATCTAAAAACCCTTTTGCTACATTACCTCCGTTAGCTCAAGCTCAGTTAACTTATGATAAGACTGACCCTGCATCAGTTAAAAACTATGCAACTGCGTTAAAAGACACTTATGGTAATTTAAAAAAAGCAGATGGTACGCCAGAGTTTACGCCAGCCTATTTAGAAAGTGTAGCAGCAGGGACTATCCCCCAAGATACATTTGATACGCGCATAAATAATATTGCAGTCAAGGCGGCTACTGCTGACTTAAAGGCTCAAGGTATTAGTCTTGCTGATGTAGGTGGCGCGGAAGGTCTTGCGAGTAGCGGTAAGTTAGCTGAATATCTAAACGACTCGACTAAATTAGCCTCAGCCTATACTTCAACTCCTACAGCAGGTTCTACGGTAACGGGTGGAGCGGGTAATGATACTGTACCAAATGAAGGGATTACTGCGCTTGGACCTTATACTGGTAGTATCAGTGAGGTAAACACGCCAGCAAAAATGAAGCAAGTCGTAGATAACTACGACCCTAACAAAGGGGTATACCGTGCACCGTCATTAGATGCTTCTGGTAACTTAGTTGCTAACTCTACATCGCCATACTCAAACATCTTAAACGGGATGTTATCAGGGCATAAAAATCCTTATGCGGCGGGTTATACAAATCAGCTAACTATGCCTGAAACGCCTGATTTAACCAATATCAAAAAATCGTTTGAGAACAACCCCACGTCTAAAGACTTATTAAAATTAGCTAACTCTGCTGGTCAGCCTTACGACCCCAATGCAATAACAAGCTTATCCCCTGCACTGTCAAAGATGTATCAGCCTAGTATTACTAACTCAGCAGGGAAAGCAACTAAACCAGGTGCGCCTGATACAACGAAAACAACACTTCCTGTAGTGCCTAATACTGTTGTTAATCCTAATACTGTTGTTAATCCTAATACTGTTGTTAATCCTAATACTGTTGTTAATCCTAATACTGTTGTTAAGCCACCTGTAAAAACAACCGCTGAGTTAGCAGCAGAGAAATTTGCAGCAGATAAAGCCGCTGCTATGAATTCGTTTACTGCAGGGGATTATATAGAACCCTCTACTAGAACACGGGCGGATTTACAGACTGTCGCAACAACAGACCCTAAAATGGCGGCTCAATTGGATTGGTCTGCAACACAAGATGCAACTAGAGCACAAAATGTTAAACCTATAGTAACGCCACTGGTAACTAAACCTGAATTTACAGTAACCCCTCAAACATCATATAGTTCGGCTGACTATTCACCTGAATTAAAAGCAGCATTAGCTACACGAGCTATTACAGATACACAAAATGCTACTGTAGGTGACACAATCACAGCCAACGATAATTTAGCTAGGGGAATAGTAACCCCTAATATAAATACTAATGTATCTACAGGTAATATGAACACCTATGCAACGGGCCCCAATGGTGAGTCTGGTATACCCTCTGCATTAACTACAACCCCTCAATTTACATCAGGAGATTATATACCTCCTGCTAATAGAACAATGTCTACAGTTGCAAATAACCCAGCATTAGCAAATCAAGTTGCATGGTCTGCAACACAAGATGCTGCGCAAGCAAAACAAGCGGCGCCCGCTGTAGGTATAAACACTTTACCTAATAACACAGGTGCGACTGGGACTACCTCCCCTGCACCTTTTACTGTGAACTCAACAACATCATATAGTCCGAATGACTATTCACCTGAATTAAAAGCAGCTTTAGCTGCACGTGCAGCGTCTATGAGTCAGTAATATGATAACGCTACACGCAGTACCTCTTGAGTTTATTCAGCAGACGTGGCCTTTAGCGAGACCGCACATTGTGGCTGGTTTGCAGGAAGGGAGTGGTGAGAATTCACCTAACATGACGTATAATGACGACCATGTACTAAGCTATCTTGTTAACGGTAATTGGGAGCTTTTTGTGGCAGTAGATGAGCATAACGTAATGAGAGGTGCTGCAACTATCTCGTATATTAATTACCCACTGCATCGAGTTGCATTTATCACAGCGGTAGGCGGTAGGTTGATTGCTACCCAAGATAGTTTTAACCAATTAAAAAATTTATTTAAAGCACGGGGGGCTACGATGATTCAAGGTTATGGAAGACCTGCTATCATAAGACTCTGGAGACGCTTTGACTTTCAACCCCGCAGTACCTTACTGGAAGTATCAATATGATTATTAAAAGTTTTAAAAAGTATTTCACAACCTATATCGTACCGACATTTTATGGTGGCGGAAGCGGGGGCGGTCAGAACACAACTGTGCAACAGCGTAATATCCCTAAAGAGCTTGCACCGTATTATGAACTGATGCTTAACTCAATGTCAAAACAAGCGTTCACTACTGCAGATAATCCCGGCAAAGCCGCTCCTGAGATAACAGCTTATCAACCTAAGATGTCGTCCTATGCAAATGGTGGTGAGGTTAAGAAATACGCTGCTGGTGGGGATTTGTCATTAGCTGCAAAGAATCTTGGTATGGACGTTACTGGGCTAACATCTTATCAACCCTACGGCACTGTTGCCCCAGGGGCATCGTATTTATCAGACCCTACTAAAACAAACGAAGGTGCTAAACCTGTAGTAGATTACAGCGCTTATGTCGCTGCGCCTGACGTACTGCAGAATTTGTCCTATAAGTCTGCGGCTCAAATGGGTCTTCCTGAGCAAAATCAAACAGCGGCTGATTTATCTAATATTGCTGCCGCAGGAGGGCTTAATACAGCAACGTCTGCTCTTGACTATGGTGGTGCAGGGTATAAAGCGGGTCTTAACTCGGCGCAATTAGGGAATGCGGCGGCTGATACAGCGGCTCAGAATGCGAATATTCTAGGTAATAGTGCACAGAACTACGGCGGTCTTGGTGCTGTGATGGGCGCGGCTGGAGCAGGGATTGGTCAGTCTTACGAGAATAAAGCTACTAATGCAGGGACAGTTAACGCCTACATGAACCCTTATCTGGAAGCGTCACTGAAACCTCAACTTGCGTTGATGGACCAACAGAATGCTATCGCTAACCAGAAATCTAATTCACAAGCAGCGCAAGCTGGGGCGTATGGCGGTAGTCGTCAGATGGTGCAAAATAACCTCAATGACCAGTCTAATCAATTAGCGCAAGCAAACCTCATCGGTCAAGGCTATAAATCAGCCTACGATACAGCCCAAGGTAATATTTTGCAGGGCTCACAGCTTGGTCTTCAAGGGTACAACACAGGTATTCAAGGTGCCCAAACAGGACTTCAAGGCGTCACTACGGCTACAGGCGCAGGGCAGTATGGTCTATCTGGCGCTCAAACTGGGTTATCTGGACAAGCACAAGCGATGCAAGGTGCGGGTGTTGGTCTGTCAGGTGTCGGTGCAGCACAGTCTGGGTATGGTATGGCAAGTACAGCAGGGCAACAACTAGCTAGTATCGGTAATCAGCAGTTAGCACAACAGCAATCTATTGCTGGACTACAAAACCAATATGGCGCACAACGACAAGCCAATGAACAACAGACTATTAATAACGCCATTGCTGTAAATGACTACCAACAAAAATACCCTTGGGAAATTTTGGGCGGATACGCTAACGCACTTAACGCTGTGCAAGTAGGTAATATGAGTCAATTTGCTCCAGCACCAAGTTTATTATCACAAGGCGTAGGTCTAGCGGGTACTGGGTTAGCTGCGTATGGTGCTTCAGGCGGGTTTAAAAATAAGAAAGGCGGTGTCATTAAAGAGCCTAAAGCTAAGAGTGGTGGTATCGGTGACTTAGCGGTGTATAACGCGATGAAAGGAGGAAAATAAGATGATGAATACCCCTTCTATGTATTCTGTTGACCAGCTACTTAAAGCTCGCCAAAACGGTGTACCCGACTATGTTGTAGTCCCCATGCTACAAAAAGCAATGGCGCAGAAGCAAGCGATGGCGCAGCAACAAGCGCTTCAACAAGGCGCACCTAAACCACCCGTAGCACAGCAAATCCTAGACGCCGCTCATAATGATGTCATGCAAGAGCACATGGCTCGCCAAGTGGAAGAAGCTCCAGAACCTCGTGGGATTGACTCTCTACCTAGTGGCATTGATGAAAGTGATTATGCACATGGCGGGATTATTGCGTTTGCTGAGGGCGGTGGTATAAATGACTATCCAGCGTTTGATGCTAGTCCATACGCAGACCCGTATTCCCCTAACGAAGTAGACCCTGTAGCTCTTAAAGAGCAGTATAAATCTATGGTAGGTACTGACCCTAATGTCGCAAAACAAGAAGAGCGTATTAAGGCCCGTGAAGAAGGACTCAAAAGCGAAGAAGATAGTGCGCCCTGGATGGCTCTAATGCAAGCTGGTTTAGCTACTATGGCAGGTACCTCGCCTAATGCACTATCTAATATTGGTGCAGGCGCAACTAAAGGCCTTGAGTCTTATGGTGAGTCTAAGAAAAACTTATCTGCGCGTGCAGATAAACTAGACGACTTGAGAGGTAAGATTGAGGAGTCTCAACGTGCTGAAGCTTTGGCTGCTGCTAACTACGGTATGAATAGTGCTGAACATAGAAAACAAGCTAATGTCACGGCAAAACTAAAAGGCGCAGAAGCTAAAGAATCCCATATTAAAAATGCAATGGGCTACGGTATTGAGAAAGAAAAGGTAGCCGTTGATAGAGAAAGGAATCAAGTATCGGCTGGAAACGCCGCTGCATCTTTAGCAGAAACAAAACGATATCATGATTTATTATCAGGCGGTAAAGGGGGTAAAGAAACCCTTAATCAAGAGATTAACAATATCGAGGATGATATTAAATACTTAGCTTTACAAGATAAAACCATGCAAGAAGATATAAATAAATCTGATGACGAGAAGGCTCAACACAGTGCGTGGGTGAGAGGTAAGCAAACGGAGTTGCTTAATAAAAAACGGCAGTTGATGAAGCTAGACCCTTTAGGTGAGTTTACCTATACTGCTCCTCCCGTAGATGACCGTCATTTTTGGGAGAAATGGAGCGATACAACTCCTCAACCTAAAAAAACGGCTGTAGGCAACCCTAAAATAGATGCGTTAGTAAGTAAATACTCACAGTAACAAGGATTTTTATGGCTACGTTAGAAGAAATTGGTGCGGCTTTAGAGAAGGCTGATGCTGCGGGTAATGTAGAAGATGCTAGAGAATTAGCTAACCACTACCGTGAAATGCAGGCACAAATGCAGGAGCCTCAAGAACTTCCTTCTCGTACTGGTGCTGATATCGCTAAAGATATAGGTGTTACTGCAGGTAGAAGTGCTATTAGTGGGCTTCAACAGGTTGAGGGTTTAGCAGACCTGCTTCCAGGGGTTAATGCAACTAAATATCTTAGTGAGCACGGTGTTGACTTAGGAAAGGCTAAGGAGTATTTGCAAGAGAACGCATCTCCTCAACAGCAGCAAGCCTATAAAAACCTAACCGAAGCAAAAGGTGCAGGTAATATTCTAAGTGCAGCTATAGAAAACCCCTCTGCTGTAGCCGAGTTAGTTGGTGAGAATATTATCCCTATACTTACAGGCGGGGCAGAGGCTAAACTACTAACTAAAGGTGTTCCTGCACTGGCGAAGTACGCACCGAGTATCGGTGAAGGTCTCGCACAGATGGGGCAAGAAGCCCAGAAACTTACCGCAGAAGCTCCAGATAAAGAACTCTCAGGTAAAGGAGAGCTCGCCGCTATTGGGTCAGGTGCACTAGATGCAGTTATTGGACGGTTTGCAGGTAAGCTTGTATCTAAAGCTGGCGGTACTAACGTAGAAGATACTCTATACGGTACACTTGCTAGAGATATGGGTGAAGAGGCTGCACGCAACCCCAGTGTTGTTAAACGAGTCCTTGTATCTACGTTAGGTGAAGGTGCAGAAGAAGCACTTCAATCAGGGCAAGAGCGTATCTGGGACAACTATGCAAAAGGTGCTACTAACTTACCTACACTTCTTGAAGGAGCTGTTGACGATGCAACACTAGGTTCTATCTTAGGTACTGTTATGGGTGGCGGTGCATCTGTAATGAGCGGCTCAGGTGAGCAACAAGCACCAGAACAACCCGCAGTAGAACCAGTGCAACCTACGCAACCACAAGGGTTCTCAGAAAGAGATCGTAAAGTAGACATGGAGAACGGGCTTGAGCTTGCGGGTGTAACTCCTGAAGACCATCCAGAGCTTTATGCAGAATTATCGGACCCTAAGCATTATCAATCAGAAGAGTCTATCAATGCACTCGATGAGCGTCTAAAACGCTATAAGTCTGAAGAAGGTGAAGAAGGTGAAGAAGGGATAGACTTTGCCTCTGCTCTACCTAAAGAATTTGATGACACTGCATGGGAAGCTCACTTAGAAAAACAACGCGAGTATGCGCGGCAGACAGCACCAGCGGCAGAACAGCCGCAGGCTGAGAATGTAGCGCCAGAAGTAACAGAACCAGAAGTAACAGAACCTACACTTAATGAAGAAGGCGGCTCATTCACTATCAATGGGCAGACAGCTACTTATACTAAAACAGGAGAACTAGAAGCCGGTGTACCACTGTACACAGTAGAGTATCCGATGCCCGATAATACTGTGGGTAAGCAAACTAATGTCACGATGGCTGACATTACTAAGATGTTTAAGCAAGGGTCTCAAACTACAGAACAAGTAGCACCAGAAACAGAACAAGAGGTACCCGAACCTAAACCTTCCGTATCAATATCAGATGCTATAACGGAGCATAACGTAGAGTCGTTGCAACCTCACCTCACACCAGAAATGAGACGCCTTGTAGTTAGTGGTAAGTTAACGCTTCACGATAGTATGGACACATTGCCAGGTGAAGGACATCCAGAAAACGTACAAGGGCTTACAACACCCCAAGGTGAAGTGCATTTAGTAGCTAATAAGCTTACCCCAGAGACGCTACCTAGAGTGGCGATGCATGAGATGGGTGTACACGTTGGTATGAGAGGTATGGTGGGTGATAAAGTCTGGGGGGATTTAACCTCTCAAGCTCTGACTACTAAAGGAGATGCGTTTGACCGTGCACGTCAGTCTGTCCCTGAAAATACCCCAGAGCATTTAAAAGGCGAAGAAACCTTAGCATACTTAGTTGAGAATGCGCCTAATCTACCTATTGTAAAACGTGCAATATCAGCGGTTAAAAACTGGGTGCGCACCACATTTGGTGCAAGACTTAGCATTACCGAGTCAGATATCCGCCACCTTGCAGCGAAAGCACTAAGTAGAGAATCTAAAACTTCTGAGCGTTCTGTACGTGAAGGTACGGCGTTTTCTTATACTGGACAAAAAGCTGCAAGCATAGATAAACAATTATATTTATCTAAAGAACGTATGGATCGATTATTGAAAGAATACGCATACACTAATGATGATAGTAGAACAAAGGCGTTTGTTGCATATGTATCCCCCAAAGACTTTTTAGCAGCGACTACTACAAAAGAGTTTTTAAAAAGAATTGAAAAAGAAGCAACCCCTTTAAATATAAAAGCAATGGCTGATGAAACTCAACCAATAACATTATATGGTACTTTAAAAGGCGACACGTTTGAAATCGATAGTCATGAAGGTCGTCATAGAATGGTCGCACTTAGAAATGATGGTGTGACAAAGGTGCCTGTTGTGTTCAACATTGGACAAGGTAAATCATTAGAATTCATGGATAAGCTTTCAATTAAAGGTCAAGATTTTGAAAGTGAAAAAGGGTCTGATTTTAACATTAGTCATGCCACACCTATTAGTTATGATTATGCTGAAAATGGTGGATTACGACATGAATATCAGCCTGAAAAAGAATCTGATATCCGGTACTCAGTAACCCCAAACTCAAAACTCCAAGAGCAAGTAGAGAAAGACCGTCAGGGTATGCGTCCTGCTGCGGTTAAAAAGAAGAAAGGGCTTAAAGAGAGATTTAGTAAGTCTGGGGAAAATCTACAACGTGCAGCAGATGTGTATGAAACGCAATTCTTCAGTCATGATGCAGGCTTTATTAACACTGTGCGTAGAACACTAGAGGGTATGAAGCTCGACCCTAATTTAATAGGTAAACTCTTAGATAAAGTTTCTCAAGCACAGACTGTTAGTGACTCATCTATATCAGCAGAAGGGGCGTTATGCGGTAGTTTAGAGTACGATACAAATACCGACTTCTTTGTGGCTGTAGATAAAGCTGATAACTTAGTTACTATGCGTCAGATTATTGATGATGCAGGTACTGAGTACGGTTGGTCTGAAGAGGAGACTCATAAGTTCTTTACATCTTATATGGTAGCTGGGCGCTTAAAAGAGAAGTACGAGAAAGCGCGTGCTCTAAAAGTAGAAGCTAACAAACAAACTACGCCCGCTGCAAAGGCTGAACTTTTTAAACAATCTCGTGAGATTACAGATACTCTTAAGCTGGGTATGACCGAGGAAGAGTGCGATGCTGCAAGAGAAGCCTACGAGTCAGTAGACGGGTTTGTAAAGGCTGAGAAGATGTGGCATAAAGTCAGAGAGAATACGATTGATGTGCTTGTAAAGTCGGGACTCTACTCGAAAGAAAAAGCGGATGCTTATATGGACGCTGCCTTTTATACACCTATGTATCGGGTTATGACAGACAAGACTACGTCAGATGAGCTTGAGGATACGTTTGATGATATGTCTAGTGGAAAGTATAAACCTAATATCTCGTCATTAATTAAAGGGATGAAGGAGCAGAAGTTCAAAGGCTCTAACCGCGAAGTATTTAATATGATGGATAACATGGAGCATTGGGTTCAGATAAGTTTCTCTCGTGCAGTACGGGCTAAGAAAGCCACAGACATGATAGACACCGCTAGACGCTATTTACCCGAAGGCGCAGTATCTCGTGTGCAGGGTACTAAGTCCAATAAAGACGATACTATAACGTGCTACTTTCATGGTAAAAAACAGTATTGGCGATTCGATGACCCGCTTATGGCAGTGGCTTTCAGAGGCGTACCCGCTGCACCGTTTGCCCTTAAATCTATTGGTAAAGTCAGTGACATCATGCGTAGTGGTATCGTATTAACTCCTACGTTTACCTTGTCTCAGCTACCTCAAGATATCTATGATGCCGCGTTCTCATCAGGGGTTAAGAATCCGTTTAAGTTATTCACCACGATGCTCTCAGAGTTTAAGACAACAGCGTTCTCTAAAGAAGATACAGAAGCGCATAAAGCCTTGAAAGCTATTGGGGCTGTTGGGGCCAAAGATTCTCTTGGAGATTCCCGCACTCTGCATTTATACGACACCGTACATCATACACACCTAAGTAAAGACAAGACTGCATGGCGTAAATTTAAGTCGTCTTTAGAAAAGTTTGCTATGGCCGGTGATAATGCTATTCGCCAAGCGGTATATGTGCGTACTATGAAGGAGCTTGAAGGCGACCCTCGTGCTAAGTCTATTGCCTATCAGAGAGCCTTCGATATTATTAACTTCCGTAGACGCGGTGCATCAGCTGTATTAGAACAAGTACGTTCAGTTACGCCTTTTATGGGAGCTGCAATCCAAGCGCACCGTGCGGCGTACCAAGTGATAGCTGGGAGAGGTCTTGCATATCAGTCCAGTGCAGACAGTAAGAGTGCGCATATGCGCCTTGCAACAACATCAACCACTATGGCACTTATGGCGTTTGTCTATAATATGTTGTATGGCGGTTTGCTTGGAGATGATGAGGATAAAGATAAATTCAACAAAGAAGATACTCGCTTTAAAGATACGCACATCATGTTATTTGGTGGCAATTCGATAATATCTATTCCAATACGTCCAAGCGTATTCTCCCTACCGTATATTACGGGGAATCATTTATTCCAATTAGGTATTGCTGAGTCTGAGAACCCACGTCAAACAGCAGATGCTTATAGAGAGGCTATTATATCGGCATTCGGTATCCCTATGCTTCCTCCTGTAGTTAGAGAAGGGTTTCAACAGGCAACTAACTATGACTTCTTTACGAACCGTCCTATTGTTCCAGAGCGCCTGCGTAAGAATGACCCGTCCTATCAGTATGATGACCGTACATCTGCTTTAGGTAAACTCGTGGGTGAGGCGACCTCAGGACTTCCAAAAGAAGCTCAGTTATCACCTATTAAGTTTGATCATTTTATGAAAGGTTGGTTTAGTGGCGTGGGTACGGCTATCCTGCAAACGTCTAATATGGTGGAGGTTGCAGCTTCTGATAATCCGTCTAAAGAACACACCTTTAGAGAAATGGTTAGGATGTTCCCTAGCGTACCAGGTCTTGTTCCAGAGGAGTTTAAGGAGCAGAGTAAGTCTACTTACTATGATTTGCGTGAGGAGGTTGAAGGAGCGCATAGCACCTATAATCGGTTGAAGAAAGAAGGAAAGCTTGAGGATGCGCGTAAGTATAAAGAGGCTAATAAAAACCTTTTAAATGAATCTGTGCATCAGAAGATGAACCACTTAAAAACTGAGACTGATAAGATTCATGCAACTACTCGTAAGATTCTAAGTAACAAGAACTTATCTTCGGAGATAAAAGCGGAGAGAGTACGAGCTCTTGAAGCGAAAGAACGTAGGTTACTGTCACACGTCCAGACTTTATACGATAAAGTCCATTAAAAGAGAGGGGGCGTTAAGCCCCCTTTTTCACCCCATCTGCGTGGTATCTAAAACCAGTGCAATTACTGCAGGACTATCCTGCACCGTACCAGCCGACATCCTAACTTTAGTTGTGTCGAGTAGGATACCAATTTTCTTCAAGTCCTCTACTAAGCATTTATACGACAACTGCTTTCTCGCACACCACGATTTAAACACTGATGCTATGATATAGGCTCTATGCGTATCGGGCTCCCTGCGTATCACAAGCGCACCGCGAGGAGTTTCAATAGGTACACCAAGTGTCCCTGCAATAGTAGGAGGCTTATTATTTATTACAAGCTGATTCTGCATATGCTCTGACATAAACAACCCTAAGTTAGCTGACGCTTTATCTTCCTGCACTTTCTCTATCTTTCTTGCGTGTCCTATTTTCTTAGTTAGATAGTCAATCACAGGTTGCATAGGGATATTAATAATACCTAACTCGTTTGCGAGTTTACCTCCGAAGATAGCAGTTGCAACTAGAGCAGAGTAGTAGCGGTCTCTTTGGAGTAAGTTAGCCTTCACATCGAACTGACGTTGGCACTCAAATAACTCATTAACAGATTCATCGTAGTTATCCAAAATAGCTTGTGCAATGATATCCCCTGCATGACCGTAGTTACATATAAGGTCTCTACTAAATAGCTGGTCAGACTGTTGCTTAGTTAAGGAGTCAGCGCGTACTACTTCAAGCTCTAGGATACGCAGTATCTCACCCTCTGGGTCAGCCTTTAAAGTTTGCAGTACCTCATGCAGACTGTTGTTACCAGACGTGATGCAAGGCATAGACCATGTAGTGTTGTTAACTCTTTCAATGTTAGCTGAAGAGCTCATACGGTTTCTACCACGACCATTTGTAATACCAAACGCTAAGTCACTGATGTCGTCCGCAGGTAAGTTAGTCAGCTCGTCAATGCAGAGAATAAGGTTTTGGATGATACCCATACGCTGATACTTAGCGAGAATCTTATCGTCATTAACCAGCATAGTTTTTGTAGGGTGACCCCATACGCTATTAGCTACATATTGGATAGTTGATTTACCCACACCTGATGATGCATTAGTTAAGTGGAGCATCGCGCCACCTAGTGAGAACACCTTAAACATGGGTGCACCAAGACTTAGGAATAATGCAAAGGCTCGTACTTCATTTCCGGGAAGCCCATAAGTATTGACTACGTTAGACCACGCTTCAAGCGACCCTTCTTTAGTGTATACCTTAGCGGCTTCTTGTGTGGTGGCTGAGGGCGGACTGTATTTAGGGAATGCACCTTTAGTCATTTCTCGTGCTCCGACAACAAACGATGTGTTATCTGAGTTCCATCCAAACTGCACTCTTACGTGCTCTGCCTTCGTTGTGTTTTGCAAGTGCTTAGTCCACGCTACTAGGTAAGCCATAATCAGTTTCATCTGATTAGTATGAGCCGCGATACCTTTATGAGAAAGAAGCTCACGGCATTTATCCCCTGCTGTTACCGTTGCAAGAGGAGCAATAAAATCACTCACCCCATCATGCGGACGGATAAGACGCATATGCAGAACCTCACCATCATTTGGGTCACTACGTCTACCTACTACATAAAAATCGTTTTCGTACACTAATGCTTTATCAGTTTCTTCTCCATCACCGGAATCAAGTACGCTCTTAACGTACACACCGCCATTAGGTCCTCTAGTGTATGGATATGGGTATTTGGGAATCTCTATATCTATTGTGCCAAGCTCTTTACTCTCTGCGGTAACGATGTTATCCGAAGGTGATGCTTCTAGTATGTCTCTACCTAACATCAAGGGTGTTGTTATATTCCCAGTGTGCTTACACCCTACGCACAGTTCTGGATTGATAGTGTTAAATGTTTCGCATAAATGTGGACCCTTAATGAGCCACGCCTTTCTTTCAGTCTCAGCAGGACTATATTCATCATGTGCTTGAGATATTTTATGTATCGCTGTTTCTTTATCTACGCAGAACTGTGCAATAGAAAGCCCTGCTCTCCAGAGAGGTTCAGATATATCGTTTTGATTTAAGTATATATTAGCCATTTGCGCACAACCACTACCACTAAGGCTTTTATGCATAACACGAGAGAACTTGTATATGATGTTCCCAAGTAGCGCACGAGTTGTATCGTTGAGCGTTACATTAGAAGCGGCGAGCTCTGCTTGTGCTAGGGGAGTTAATATATCTTTTGGTGTTAGTACATCTCTGAAATACTGCACGGGGTTTGAAGGAGAGAGTGCTATAAGTTCAACATCAACTGCTTCACCACGTTTAAAATTCTTGGTCTGAGGGATACGCAGAATGCGAGCACCGTCAGTTGTTATACCCATATCTTTAACTTGAAACTTCTCAGCTATCATGCGGTCAACTAATGCAGTAGCTAAGGGTTTCCATTCGTTGTAATCAATCGTAGTATCAAAAGCCCAGTAGATGTGTAAGCCGTAGCCTGATGATACGATGGTTGGTTTGGGAAGGTTAACTGCTTTGCAAAAATCTTTAAGAGCACTGATACCTGTAACCTGTGTTTCATGCGCAGTACCTTTGCCGATATCTAAATCCACCCATAGCGATTTAAACAAATTAACATTCTTAGCACTTCTACTTATATTTGAATGGTAGGTAGCTAAAGCGAAGTAGGCATCTACTCCAGCCGCTGTTTGTTCGTCTGCCCAAACCTCTACTTCCTCGAATGTGTTAAAGAATACTTGGGTAGTTCTTTTATTGATTATCCCTACTGCGCAATACAAACCCCCTTGCGCTACTACTGTATTAAAAAAATCTATCCTGTTCATGGCTATACCTAAAAATGAGGGTAAAAAAAGGGGCGGTGCTATCCGCCCCTTCTAATGGGGAAGTGCTTAGTCAGCCCATTCAGCCAATGTACTTTCAAGGTCAGTTGGGTTAGCTACTGTAGCTGAGGGCTTCTTCTCTCTTACAACGGGTTCAGCAACGGGAGCATCTTTGAATAAGCCTTGTGGTGCTGGTTTAGGTGCAGGAGCTGGAGCTTCTTCTTTTTTAGCTGCTGAGAAGCTGGTAGTAATTGCTTGGATTGCTTCAAGTGAAGTAGCTTTATCTAATACAACCTCAATCTCTTTTTCATCTAACGGACGTACTGCACGGAATACCATCTTAGGTGTTGCAGAATCCGTATCAAATCTAAGCTCGGTTACAACGTCAGTAACATTTAAGCCGTGTCCTGCTAGTTGCTTGGCGTATTGGAAGAGAGGCATTTTACCGTTCTCGCCTTTACCAAATAAAGAGGTTGCCGCAAGTGATAACTCGTATACGTCACCATGCATATCATTCTCAAGTAATACTGCGAGGCGGTGAGTATATCTGCAAGCTCTACCAGAACCTTGACCAGACCCCGCGATGTTCATAGGGCAGGTAGCACAGTTGTGGTTTTTAGGAGTTTCGATAGTTGGACTAGGTACTTCACCATCCGTACTCCAGCAATCTGGGGAAGAGACTACACCTTCTTGGTATGTGCCTGCGTAATACTGACGTGATGTTTTAGGTGCCGCCGCCGCAATGATAATGTTCATTGCACGGTCTTCATTCTTAGCAACCTCTTGACCACCAACAGTTAAGCGGAAGATGTTACCTCTTACTGAGATGCGGCGAGCATCAGATGAGCCGCCCATAAGAGCCTTAGTAGTTTCACTCAACTCCCTTTTTGCAAAGTGTGCTGGAATTGCTGCGCCTGTTGTAAATAAACTCATTTCGTTAGCCATGTGTATTTGCTCCTGATAATTTAACAATAGTAGTTTTTCTAGAGATTAGTGCTTTTACTTCGTTAGCACTTAATAGGTATTCATTACCTCTGCGGTAAGAACTTAATTTACCTGTGTTTCGTAGTTTGGAAATATACTGCCTAGAGCAGTTTAGTATCCCCATTACTTGTTTAGTTGTCAAAAATACTTCTTCATCATCTTGCGGTTCCATATCATTTCCTTCTAACGGTTATGGCATATCTGCTATCAATATTCATGCCTGGAGGCATGAGGTTAGGGTTTTCTTCTAAAAAGGATTTCATGTTTGTCTGATGCACTCGTTGCTCAAGTAGCTCAAACGCATCGTTCTCCTTAATAAAGTTTTTCATACTGTTCCAATCGCTTGTCCAGTATCTTGTTTTAACCGTCCGTGTCACTGTACCTGCTGAGGTCTTAAGTCCGTCTGTCCCCGTCTCCTTGCAAAGCTCTAGTAGAGCCTGTTGTACTGCATCTTGTTGCTGTTTAATTCTATCGTCTGCTTCATCAAACTCTCGTTGCAGTTGCTGTCTTGCATCTCTCATTTTTATGTAAGCTTTGACGAGTTGTTCTACATTTACTGTACTCATGTGATTCCCCGTGCCTTTCTTTGAAAGAGATTATATTGTACACCCTTGTAACCCTTGTGTCAACTAATAACGTCTTTATATAAATCTAATAATTTAGTCTGAGCCGCACCTTTATCTTCTAATACGTTTAAGACTTTCTTCTCTACGGGTGAGCCTACAAGATGCACCACGCTACATCTATTTACTTGCCCTGCACGGTGAATACGCGCATTGGCTTGCTTATAGGTTTCCAGTGAAAGCGTTACACCCCACCATACAATCGTATTAGCCGCGTGCAAAGTTACCCCATGCGCCGCCGCTTGCGGTTGGATAACTAGAATCTGCGGGTTGGGTGAAGTCTGGAATGCGTTGAATAATTCAGAGCGTTTGTTTGCATTAATACCACCATGAATAACTCCCACACTGTAGCCTACATCTAATAATATTCTCTCTACTATCTCCATGGTGTGCTTAAACTGCACGAACACAATCGTCTTATGGGATGTTTCAGCTACGATGTCCAGCAGTTCTGCCGCACGAGATTTCACATCAAACTCAATCACTTCTCCAGTATCCGAATACACCGCCCCAGATGAAAGTTGCAATAGTTTGTTTAAAGCAACCGCCGCATTAGCCGCAGTAATCTCTTCACCTGCCGCTTGCATGAGCATCTCTTTCTTGAGCATCTTGTAATACTTCTCTTGTTGCGGAGATAGTGGTACATCTCTTGTCTGATACGTTAGCTCTGGTAGGTCTAGGCATTCTTCTTTAGTAAACCGTATCGCAGGTTGCATGAACCTATGCACTATCTGCTCTGCATCGGGACGATTCTTAAATGTAAACTGTGACGTGCGTATCTGTACCATATCTCGGAACGCATTAAACGCTCTGGGTGTTTGCTTAGGGTTAACCAGTTTAATTAGTCCATACGCATCTACTGGTGACTGCGCCGCAGGTGTACCCGTTAACATCCAGAGCCATGTGTCTGCAGTGATTAGACGGTTCATTGTTTTCCATCTACGAGTCGATACGTTTTTTAAATGCGTAGCTTCATCTACTACAATCAAATCAAACCCGCCTTCAGCAATCTCCTTCTCTACTATCTCAACACCATCAAAGTTTATGATGACTATCTCTGCATTACCCTTAATAATCTGAGCACGCTTCTCTCTACTACCATGTGCAATCTCAACTGACCGATGCATAGCTGTCTTAAACAAATCTTTGCGCCATGCCGCATCCATAATAGATAGAGGGCAAATCACAAGCATACGGCGTATCACACCGAGTTTCATTAGGTAGTCAGCCGCCCAGATAACAGAGTTAGTTTTTCCCGTACCCATCTCATTTAAGCAAAAGGCTCTTCGGTTAAGCGTTAAAAACTCTGCTGTCACTCTTTGATGGTCAAAGGGCTTATACATCCCTGTCCACGTATACTGTGTGCGAATAGGTGAGGGTACATTTTTAATGCCTATATTGTTTAGGATATGCGCTTCACCTAGCCCAAAGTTTACCCATACATCTGCCGTACCAAAATCAATATCTTTAATTTTACTTTTAGGTATTACCCCTGTAATAGCATCGGGGGCAGTGGTCTTGATAGACAAGACCTTATCTTGAATTACTTGTATTTCCATTGTCGCTCCGTACAGCCCCTTAAGGGGGCGAATCATTTATCTTCTAATACTTCAAATAGCTGAGGCTTATTCGTACTTCTATTAAAGTACCATGCTCTTACTTTGTTTAGGCACATCTTCCGTTCACTAATACGCGTTCTAAGAGTCATGGTACATAGAGCGTCTATGTGACGCTCTACTAAACTCTCAGGTAAACCAGACTCCGTTGCAATAATCTGCACTGACTTTACGGATACTTCCATATTATTTCTTCTTAGGTTTAGCTTTCTTTGGCGGTTCGTTCTTCTTCATAGTGTGGTCACTGTTGCGTTGGAACGAACGATTTACTTCTGGGTCTCTAAGACGTAGGTTGTCTTTACCGTTACCCGCTTTAACGCCTTTAATATGGTCGATGTCTTTCCCATCACGGCTAATACCCGCTTTATCATATGCACGGCGAGCACGTTGTCTCTCCATTCTAGCTTCATGCGCCCCAGGGCGAGTCTTCTCTAGTTCATATTCTCGTTTAATGTTTCTGTCTTTCTTATCTTTGTAGGGCATTACCCCTCCTTATAGTTACCGTTATGAATGCACCGTGTAGCCTGACACCACTTTTTACATAGTCCGTTAGGGATAGGATTAAATACTCCCGTCTCGTAGGCTACTGACCGTTGCGCTAATACAGGTGCTAGTTTATCAAAAATACCCAATCTATTCTCATATGTATATTCTTCTTTTACCATCTCGTTAGCTACTACGAATAGTAGCATCCCTTTGATATTCTCAACATACGGGAACTCTAGGAACACCGCCGCCGCTAGTAGTGCTAGTTGCTTAGTGTCTGCATACTTTGCTGACTTGCCTGTTTTATAATCCACAATATACGCTTTCTTAGCATCTGCGTCTACGATGACAAGGTCTGCAATGCCTCGCCAGTACCTATTAGGTGCTTCATAATCACAGAACTCATACCCAGTATCTGTCTTCGCCACCGCGAGTTTATACTCGCAAAGCTTTCTGCCTTTGATGTTATTGATAGTATCAAGGAACTTCTTAACAAATATAAACCGCTCTGGTAATGCCTCACCTTTACCTATGTAGTTCTCAGCCGCAAGATGTAAGTCTTTTCCATACAGCGTAGCTGAGGTATCTGCGAAGGGTATGTACTTTAAAACATGGTGTGCTTCGTACTGCTTAGGGCAGGTAATAAACCTACTCAGTGAACTATAAGTAAAACTAGGTACGCTCATTTTTGCATACCCATCTTATGTAAGCCTTCTGAGGCGTTGAAGCAGTACAGGGTATAGACTTCCACTCTGTGTAGCAGACCCACAAACTACCGGTTTTTCTTAGTTTCGGCTTCAAATATATCCGCGCATTCTCTATCACACCATCTCCTCTTGTATCCTATAAAGTCACCGCACGTCCAGCAAAGTCCGGTGGGGTTAGTTGTATCTATTTGTGCAGCTTCTCTGCAAATAACTGCGATAAGTTTATCTCGCATCATCTCCTCATGCAGTGACGCGAGGTCTGTGTTTCCATCTTCTGTTGCCATGTTATTTTTCGTTATGTATAAATACTAATCTAGACAGGTACCATTGCGCTTTCTGCAAGTCTTCATGTGCTTTACCTTTGTTTCGGTATCGCCACATATACTTAAAGGCGTTGCCTCGCAGATACCCAATAAACTCTTCGGGCGTAAGCATTGCTTCCATCGCCTCAATACACTCTATTTTACCATTTTTGTAGTGTGGAGGCTCGTTAACCATGTCTTCTTTTTTAGCTTCGTGTACTGAGTCACCCATGTATAATTGCCCCTGTGTGTATGCATCGTAAATTGTTTTAGGTTTGTCGTTCATAGTGTCATCTCCCAGCCTGTCGGCTTTATTAAATGATGTTGTAAAAACTTTCTACACATCTTGTTGTCTAGTGAACTAACGTCCCTGCGCTTGCGTCTTTGCAAATGGTCTTGCACTCCTGCTACTACTGCACATCTCTTACATATTGTACTATCTGTTTTAAAGGCTGACTCTTCTTTGATTAAGTTACATACCTCGCATAGCCTATTCATGCTCAAGCTCCACAAATACGTTTGGTGCAATTCCATGTAGCTGGCGGTTAATCTCATGCGCTACTTCTCGTATTTCCCACTGCACTTCTTTACCGCTACGTAGTTTAATGAAGTCATACCACGCTTGGAAGTTACCAACTACTAAAAGCTCTGTTGTTGTGCCTTGTGGAAGAATGAACCGTGCATCTTCTTTCTTTACGCCTTCGGCAATTAAATTTTTATAGACTTGAGTTAACTCAGCATACACAGTTTCAACTATTGTCTTATGTTCACCCTTAATTGATGGGGGTATTACACTTTCAACTTCACCTTCATTGCAATACCTCTGACTACGTTGCAAGAAATCTAAATGCTTACTGCGAACAAACTGATGTGAGCAAATACGGCTAATGTCTGCAACTAAGAATGTCGCATGAGCAAAGCGCAGTGTAGATAGATGTCCTTTTGTTACGCAGTGTTCTGCCCGTTTGATGCACTGCTCTGGTGATTGTTCACCTGTCTTACCGTAGCATATTCCTGCAAGTAACCCGATGTGTTCTTCGGGATTGGGTGTGCTTTGCACTAGGGTGACTTTCATTTCGTATCCTCAGT